GTCCGGACAAAAACAAGTCTGCGCGCTTACTCATGTTTTACTTTTCAAAAAAAGTTCAACTGCCACCCTTGACGGTTTAACTTTTCGGAACTAAGCTGTCTCCCATGGCGAAACACATTGAAGGCGGGCGGAACAAGTTCTTCGGGATGAAAGCTTCCGAGGGCGAACTGGAGCTCTTGAAGCGCTGCGCACTTCACGCAAACTGCTCCCCGGCGGATCTCATCCGATGGCTGACGATCGAGTACGCGCACGTCAACGGGCTTCCCGTGCGGCCGAACCTGCCCGAACCGATCTCCGCGGCGGACAAGCTGCGGCAATCGCGAGACGCGTACGACAAGATCGTCAACAAGAGCCAGTCGCGCGACACGGACGACTTCTTCACCGTTTGGGTGTTTGAAAGCGGAGCAGAGCGCGATGCATTTCACGAGACGTTTGGGCTGAATGACAACCGTTGGCAAAACGGACGCTCGCTCGCAGAAAAATTCAAAGCGTTTGGCGAGTGGCTCAAGGAAAACAATGGGCTTGGCGATAGCGTGAAGCCAAAATGAGCGCCGCAGAGCAGCTTTATCTCGGCATCGACGCTGAGCGCGAAGGCGTACGGGCCCTCGAACAACCGTTTGACCAGACAGACGCGCAAGAGAACCTCGTCAACAGCTACGGGCTCATCCCGTCCAACGAGGTGCCACGGATCATTGACACGTCGAAGCGGTGGTTTCCAAACCCGCGCCAAGAGTTGTTCCTGAGAAACCCAACGTGGGAATTGTTTTACGGGGGACAGGGTGGAGGAGGAAAAGCGCTTGCGCTGACGACGCCGATCCCCACGCCGAACGGCTGGACCACGATGGGTGAATTGCGCGTAGGCGACGTCGTGTTTGACGAACGCGGTGCACCATGCACGGTGCTTGCCGCAACGGAGCCGATGCTCGACCACGAGGTGTTTGACGTCGTGTTTGACGACGGGAGCGTGATTCGTGCAGACGCTGGGCACCGATGGCTCACGGTGACCACAGCAGAAGTGCTCACTGGTCATCGTGGACGTGTGCGCACGACGAAAGAGATTTGCGATGCGCTCGTTGGCGGCACTGCGCACGCAATTGATCTGTGGGTCGAGCACGGCACAACGACACCTGCAAACGTCACGTGCAAGCGCATCAACAATGTGCGCCGACGCATCATCGAAGGTGTTCGTCCCGTACCAACCGAGCCCGTGCGATGCATCAAAGTTGATGCGCCTTCGCACTTGTTTCTTGCCGGCGAGTCGATGATCCCAACCCACAACAGCGACGCTCTCCTCGTCGACGCGTTGCAGTTCGCAACGGGTAATCACCCGCAATATGGGCATCTCGCGAAACACCATCGCGCGCTTCTTCTGCGGCGGTCGTTCGTGGATCTCACCCGCTACATCATCCCGCGCAGCCAAGTGCTTTATCCACAGGCTGGTGGCGTGTGGCGCGCAAGCACGCGTCGGTGGCACTTCCCGTCGGGCGCAACAATCGAACTCGGCGCGTGCGACAATGCAGAGAACATTCATCGCTTCGCAGGCGCCGCGTACAACTGGATCGGGTTCGATGAATTGACCCACTTCACATTGGGTCAATACCTCTTCCTGCTGTCTCGTTTGCGCAGCGCAGCGGGGTTGCCAACGTACTACCGTTCCGCGTCAAACCCAGGCGGACCGGGCCACGACTGGGTGCTTGCGCGCTTTGCGCCGTGGCTGCGGGGCAATGGAAAAGACCCGGACTACGACGGGCCGAGCGGCGAAGAATGCAAACCGCTGTTCTTCTATCAAAACAAAGAGGGCGAAGATCTTGTCGTGCCGAAGGGCACACGCCTTGCGCGTGGACGCTCATTCATTCCTGCAACGGTCCACGACAACCCGTTTTTGGCGAACAGCGAATACCTCGCGAACATGAACGCGATGAGCCTCATCGATCGCTTGCGCATCATGCACGGCGATTGGCTCGTAAAACCGGCGGCAGGCGCGTTCTTCAAGAAAAAGTGGTTTGAGAACAAGTTCGTCCGGGAACGTCAGCTCAATGCCGTTGTTCGTCTCCGATACTGGGACTTGGCAGGTACGGAGGAAGCCCGCGCCAAGGAAGGCACGGCGTGGACGGCCGGTGTTTTGTTGTCGGGCGAAGTCGTCGAGTGGGGCGCTGACGGAACGCCAATTGTTAGGGTGTGCGTTGAAGATGTGAAACGCGGACAATGGCACCCGCTCGGGGTACTGAAGGCGATCGACGAAGCACTCGAGCAAGACCAAGCGCGCGATCCGGATTGCTACACGTACATCGAGCGCGACCCAGGGCAGGCGGGCAAGTTCCAATCGTGGTTTACGACAGCTCGAGCTGCAACGCTTGGGCATGCATTGCGCATGGTGCCCCCGCAGGGCTCGAAGCTGACGCGCGCAAGAACGCCATCGGCGCATGTCGAACAAGGGCTTGTCACGATCTTCGAGGCGAAATGGAACAAGATCTTCCTGGAGGAGCTGGAAGGGTTTCCGGAGGGTTTGAAAGACCAGGTTGATGCGTTTACCGGCGGCTTTATCCAGCTCATGATGCTGGCGCGAAGCTCAAGCGGCGGACGAGCGGCAAAGGTCACGAAGACGGAACACAACCCGCAGAGGAACCAGCGCAGAGGAGGTTTTTGATGACCGCTGACGACATCGTAAAAAAGGCTAAAAAACGTCTTGCTGAACTCGATGCGGAGCGCGCGAAACTCACTGCCATGATTGCCGCAGCGGAAGGCAGACCAGTGTCGGTGCCCGTGCCAAACCCGTTGCTGTTCATCCCGGTGATGCCGCAACGCTACCCGTGGGAAATTGATCGGCCGTGGGATCCGCTGGGGCCAGTCACCTGTGGCACGGTGTTGTTTAGCGACGCGGTGGACCGCTTTGTCGAATTGCCGTTCTCGTTGGAGGGCGTGCGCTTGTCGGCGATGCGACTCGACACGCATCACGGCTTCGTTGCTGGCGGCGTCTGTGTCGATACGGGCAAAGTCGTGTTTCGCGCATGACCCCTTGAACTGCGCAGCGACAACCCCACAACGTTCGCGGAGGCACGGATGACAAGCACATCGAACACACCACTTTCGTGGCGCGAATCAGCGCTGGCCTGGTTGCAGGCGACGTTTGCGCAACGAGACGCGCGTCGATCTCGTCAAAGCCCACAAGAGAACGAATGCGAAACGCTCATCCGTGAAATGCGACGGTGTGGCGTACGCGTCGTCGCATGGGCTCGCACGTGTCGACAAGACGACTACGAGTGGCATGGTCCCGGATGGTTTCTCGGGACGAACACCCGCGGTGAAGATGCCGCGGCGGTGATCGTCGCGCTGTACGCGTTGCCACGCGGCGCATGTGACGCCGCCGTCAAAGTGCTTGAAGGGTTTTGTGCGGAGCGAAAAGCGGAGTCTTGCCTGTAACCACTTGCCGTTCCGCGATTCGCACGTAGACGCCGCCCCCTTCTCTGACGCATCCTGCACGGCATGCAGCCTCAAGGCATGCCCTCGCTCCTTTTTCCGATTTCCACCTTCGGGATGACCAAGCCCATCCCGCAAGAATTCACCAGCAAGCGACCCAACGTCGACCTGATCGAAGCCCCGCCGCTGATTGAAATCTTCAATCGTGGCTATTTCGGATCGTCGCTCGACATGGAGCACATTGAGCAGGCGATGTACGCGGTTCGTCGTGGCGTCATGCACTACGCGATGGATTTGATCCGCGAGTCGCTCTGGAACGCGCCCGCGGTACGCACGATGATTTACCGACGCGTTGCGCAAGTAGCGTCGATGCAGTGGGACATCATACCCGCGGAGACAGACAACGACGCGGACAAGACGCGCGCGGAGGAATATGCGGCACTGGTCCGACGAGTTTTCCGACGCGCCACCGGAACGCGTGGACCAGAGAACTCGTGCTCGTTCCGCGACCTGCTTTTTTACCTGATGTCGGCGGTGCTTGACGGTCGCGCAGCGGCGCAGGTGAACTACGAAAGCGTGGTTGGCGAGAAAAACATGCGTTGGGCTGTGACGGGTTTTTCGTGGATTCATCCGTCGCGACTTGCCTACGGACCGATGCGGGAGCTTCGCATCATCGAGCGTTATGTGCAGACGGGCATGTACACCGCGATCGGCCCCGCGCTGAACACGCTGCCGCACAGGTTCGTCACGCACCACGCACGCCTTGGCGCCGATTATCCCGAGTACGACGGGCTCTGGATCTCGATGCTTTATTACCTTTTCTTCCACCGCACCGGATGGCGCGAGCGAATGAAGTTCATCGAGAAGTGGATCAGTGGTTGGCGCAAGGTGACAGGCGACGGTGGCATTGAGTCGCACGTCACGAAGGAAGCGGTTCAGGAAGGCGCCGAACGTGCGAGCGAGCTCGTAGGCGAAACAAATACGTGGTGGGGCGCGCCAGGTGTTGATCTCAACATCGTGTGGCCCGCCGGCAACGCGCACGAGATGCTGCGCGCGACTCCGGATGATGTTGAGAATGCACTCGCCAAACTGATTCTTGGTCAGGCAAACACGACGAATGGCGACTCCTTCGGCAAGGGGCTCGAGGGGCTCAAAGATGAACAGTTGCTGATCGCGCTGAACGATGCAGAGACGCTCACGCAAACGATCAACAAGCTGTTTGAGCAGTTCATCGCGCTGAACATTTCACCAAACGCAATCCGATTGGCGCCGCTGTTTGCGTTCCGAATCAAGAAGGACGACAACCCGAACGAAGCGCAGGCACGGTTCTCGATCGCACTTCAAGACGGGATCAAGGTGCCCGAGAAGCAGTACCGCAAAGAGTGCCGAATCGACGACGTGGCGGAGGGCGAGGCGTACCTCATTGCCGATCCATCGCCGCAGGGAGTGGCACGTGCGCGACTTGTGGATCCATCGAATCCAGAACGTCACCCCGAAGTGTTGCCGCAGCCAGTCGAGGCGCAGCCGCAAGTTGCCGCCGAAGGCACGACCGTTGTCGAACTCGAAGACGAACTCGTTGCGCGATGCCGCTTGTCATTCACGCGCAAAATTGGCGAGTGGGCCAACGCGTTTGTCTCGGCCGTCGACGAAAAAGACTCGTGGGAGGACATGCAACGCGCGATCGACGAGGCACAAGACGGGATTGATCACGAAGAGGCGTCATGGCCACTCGAAGAGCTGATCGTTCGTGGTCAAATGATTGGCATCACCGAAGCGGTCACAGACGCCGATGAAGAAGACGCGCGACCGCACACGTTGAGCGACGGCATTGTGATGCTTGCGCCGTCTAAAACCTCGCTCGGCATGATCGCCGACTTCGTACGCAAACCGTTTGTCGAGGCCGTGCGCGCGTTTCTTGCGCGAAAAGTCATCCCGCGTTCGTTGTTCGACAAGCTTCGAGGTGACGCAAAGCGCGAGGCGTTTACGATCGCTGGCCTTGCAACGACGCGTCAGCTCGAAGTCGCAAAGAAGGAAGTGCAGCGCGCGATCGAAGACGGCGACAGCCCGCGCACGTTTTCAAAGCGTCTTGCTGCGCGCTTTACGTCGGCGGGAATGACTGCGCTTTCGACATCGCATTCGGAGACGGTGCTGCGCAACGCGACGATGAGCGCCCTTGCGGATGGTCGGTATGCGCAAATGACGCAGCCGGAAGTCTTGAAGGCGCGTCCGTATTGGCAGGTGCGCGGCGTCGAGGACCGGCAAACTCGAGAGACGCATCGAGCCAACCACGGCAAAGTGGTTCGTGGGGACGATCCAAAACTGTCGGCGAAACGGCTTCCGTGGGGCCATCGGTGCCGATGCCGGTTCGTCTCGCTTTCAGCGGCACAGGTGGAGCAACGCGGGTTGGCAGTTGTTGACGCCGACCTTTTGCATGGCGTGCCCGATTCAGGGTGGAACTAGCCAACGGAGTTGCTGTAGTGTCTCGACATCATGGCGCTCACCACTACGTCGATCAAACAACTCACGGCATGGCTTCGGACCGCGCCGACCAACGCGGCCGAATACATCGTCAACTTGGTTTCTCAGGTGCAGAGCAGCACGGGAGTGCAACGGTTTGGCGTGTTTCATTCCGCCGATGCGGCGGCAAGCACAGCGACTGCTGAAAAAGTGTTTGGCGTGGCGCGCGTGGCCGGCAGCACGGGAACGGCTGGACTCGATCTGTCGTTTTCGGCAAACGTCACAGCCGACAACACGAACTACGCGACGATTATCATTCGCCGACGCACGGGAGCAGGCGCTGGCACCGCGGCAGTCATCGCGACCGTGACGACGCAAGTCACTGGACTTGGCAACGTTACGGGCTTCGCACGATTGACGCCTGCGACGACCGCCGTGGCGATCATCGCCGGAGATCGATTCACGTACGAAGTGACCAAGGCTGGAACCGGCGTGCAGTTGCCCTCGTTTCATGCGGCGGTGGTGGAGACTGTCACGTGAACGGCTTGTCCGACGCAAAGAGCCGCATCTTCTTTGAGCCGTTTGACTTCGCGGTGACGCTTGAAGCCGACACCGAGGTGAAAGCATTCGAGCCGCGGTTTGTTTGCGTTGCCTACGAAGGCGCGTGGCAGGGGTACAAAAGCGGCGCGTTTATGTTCACGCCCCAAGATCTTGCGCAAATGGTTGGAAACCTGCGCAACTTGGAGCGGTACAAGCCAAACGGATTGAGTGCGACGAGGGAGGAGTGCGAGGGCCACAAATGGGGCGTGATCCTGTTTGATTGGCGGCACCTGACTGAAATGGATCCTCGTACGGTGCCCATCGAAAACCAGCGCGCATTTGGCTGGGTCATCGATGCCGAAGTTCGTACGCCAATGGTTGGTGGCGATCTTTCGGGGCTGAAGTCGAGCAGCGGAAAGGCCGAATTGTGGGCCTATTCGTATTTCACCGAAGAGGCCACGGGCCTGATCAATGACCACAAGGTCAAGTGGTTGTCGATTACCGCAAATCCGCGGTCGATTGACAAACGAAGTGGCCAAAATATCGGCTGGGTTATGTCTAGCATCGCATTGACAAACCAGCCATTTTTGGAGGGTTTGCCAGCTCTCCCGTTCCAGATGGAAGACGATGCCGCTCGCGATGGAGCGACCAAAGGACACGTGTCGATGAAACTCAACAAGGCATGCATGGAATGGCTGGGCGTCAGCAACACGGACGACCACGCCGAAATGGCTGGCGCAATCCATGGGAAACACATGGATTTTATGGCCATGAAGAAGAAGTGCGACGAGGATGCCGCCACGGCGATGTCGTGGAAAGCCAAGTGCGAAGAGAAGGAAACTCTTTGCAAGACGATGGAAGCCAAGTGCGCCGAATATGAAAAACAATTCGGGCATCTCAAAAAGGCGGCAAGCGATCTTCCGGCGGAGGGCTTCGGCGTCGTGCTCGCGGAGCAGATTGCTGGTCTGAAAAAGATCGCAGACGCCGAAAACGACGGCCTCGGCAAGGTCGGCATTGTGATGGCCGAATACCGCAGCCTTGCGCAGCAGTTCCAGAAGGAACGCCCGCAATACGACGCAATGCTGTTGACGTCGGCCGAAGGCGAAAGGGTGGATGCAAAGACCGACATCGATCGCGTGATGGCCGAAAAGGGCTGGGATGAGTCGATGCGCCCCATGGTGGAAAACTACCGAAAGGGTGCGTTCAGCGACGATCGGCTCATCAGCACGGAAAACGGCCGCACCACGGTGTCGCTCGAGGCGTTGCAGGCTCGCAAGACTTCGCGGGAAGCTTTTCTCAAGCAGTTTCCGCCCACCGGCACGGCAAACATGACGCAGAACTTTGTGGGCATTCAGTCGCACCAACCGTTCGGCGTTGTTGCCGCGAGCGGCGCGGGCGGTTTGAACAACGGCGCCAATGACGGCGTGGGCTTCGGTGCGCGCAGCGGATTCAGCCAGCAACAGCACGGATCGATCAGGCTGGAGGTCGAGGGTCGTGGCCAGGTCGATGTGGATTTGTCGACGTTTCCTGGAGCGCCTCTGGAAAAGGCACAAGCCGCCCTTCGCCAAGCGCAGCCGACGCGGTTCAAAGACTGCTTCAACGCGACGCACGGGAGCTGGATTCAGTTCAATCGCGAAGCGGCGCGTCTTTTGGAACAGGCCGTTTCGGCGGGCCAAATTCAAATCTCGGCTGACTTGGGCTTCGGAAGCTGATTCACCACTGGGAAGGAATCGAGGAACATGGCAAATCAATATGCGCTCCGTGGTGAAATCCCCGGAGCACACCATCTGCGCGGAGCGCTGAACGACTCAGGCGGCACGCTTGAAAAATCGCGTTTCGTCGTGGGAGACGAAACCAGCATCGACTATCCGGCTGCTGATACCAACGTCGTGTACGGTCTTTTGCGCGGCACAACGCTCGACGGGCAAATGGGCAACGTCCAGCAGTTCGGCAAAGGCATTGCCCAGGTCGGCGCGGCCGGCGCCACGAAGGGCCACCGTCTCACCGTGGAAGCTGCAACTGGCAAGGTCGTGGACTGGGGTCCGGCAGCAGGCGACAACCAAACCATCGTCGGCATCGCGCTCGAAACGGGCGCCGCTGACGAGTTCATCGAAATCGAAATCTCGTCGATCGGCATGATCGGACAGGGAGCGTGATGCAATGAAATTCGACGGCGCAGGCAGCGACATCTCTATGTCCGCCGCCAAAAAGTACGTGCTCGAAAGCAACCTTGTCGATCCCGCGACGGGGAAGGTCATCTACAAGAAGGGTCAATCGATCCAGCTCGTAGGCGGAGACCACTACGCCAACCAAAACCATGGCGGCGTGCAACTTTCGCAGCAACAACCGGGCAACTATTACACCAAAACGGAGCTGCTTGGATTTTTGGGCGGCTACTCCCCGGCCAATTACCGACACCAAGAGGGTGTGCAGGAGATCCCGGTCACGAAAGACGAATTCATCATTCGTCTCTTCGGCACGGACCACGGCTTTTCATTGACTCGGACGCGCGCGGATGAAGAAGGCGCGCCCAACGAGATCAAGACGGAAACGTCCACGAGCGAGCGAAAGGTGCAATATCATCGCATCGGGTTTTTTGCGCCCCGCAACGTTGCGCGGCAAGCGATGTACGATATTTTGAAGCCTGGGCTGCAACTGGCGTCCCGTGTGTTGTTGCTCAATCGCGAGCTGCACCATTGGGGCCCTGCGGTCGCTGGTTACAACGACCTTGGTGTGCTCGTCGATCCGGCAAACTGGAACACGTCGAATACCAGCGTGCTCGGTGCGGGTTTCCAATGGGGCGGTCCGTCGGGCCAAGGCATTGACTCGGATCCGCTGGCCGACCTCGACATGATGAACGATGCGTCGCTCAACCCATTGAACGAAGTCTGGTTGAACCGCCGCACGTGGATGGCGATGATCAACAACAGCACGTTCATCGACAAGATGCGTGCACGCTTGGGCGCGACCGAATGGAACGCGAACATGATGACCGTCCGTTCAACGCAAGCCGGACGAGACCGGGTCAAGATTTCGTTCTGGCCGTTTGAGTTCTGCATCATCGATTCGAAGTTCAAGCACCCCGACACGGGCGTGATGACGTACACAATGCCCGATGGTGTTGTGCTCGGGCTTTACAAGGCACCGAACACTCCAGGGGTTCCTGTGGACGGAAGCGATGTGGCAACGGCGTACACGTGGACGCGCACGAATGCCACGACTGGCGGCATGTTCGGCATTCGCACCGCGGTGAACGAAATTCGCGGTCATGGCGGCGAGTTGTACATCGCCGAAATGGGCTATGAGTGCAATCGCGTGGGCGAGCAACTCGGTTACCTTCTCCGCGGAGCAATTCAATGAGCAACAAGACGACCAAGGAACCCGAGACCGTGGCCAAAGAAGGCGAGGAAATCGTGGCACCGACAAAACCACGTGCAAACCCGACCGAATTGGCGAACGCCGCAAACGAGACGGCTCTCAAAGCGTTGGAAAGCGCCGAGGGCGCCCGTGTCGCAGCGGAAGCAGCCGTCAAAGGCGTCGAGTCGATTGGCCAGTCGGTCGATCGCTTGGCGCAGATGATGGCGACGATGATGGCATCGCAGTCAGGTGCGCCCGCGCCTCCGCCAGTGCGCAACGTATCCAACGAAGACATCCAGTCGCTCGTGGATCGTTTTACCGCGGACGACGCGGACGCATTCGCGCAAGCGCTTCGCAACAAGGCTCTCGTCAAGGAATACGAGAGCAAGGGTTACAACCCATTCACGCAGGTCATTGCGAAGGGTCGAACGAAGACCCGCTATAAGAACGCAATTATCGAAACGATCGTGAACGAGCCCTACGATATCGACGGGTTCACGCCGAAGGATTTCGAGCATCTGAAGGCCAACGGCGTGTTCGATCCGCCCAAACTTGGCTGATCCTATTCTCGCCTAATCGCGGTACGATCGTGCCGTGGCCATCACAGAAGATCTTGTCCGTACTCTTGCGGGCGGCGCCAACCGCTACGAGCAACTGACCAACGAGACGTACCAGGCGGGCTCCACGTCCGTCTTGTTCAACACGATGTTGCCGGCGGCAGTGCGCAAAGCCGAAGGGTTACTCATGACCGGATTCGACAACGTGGCTCGCGTCCGCGCTCTGATGGATACCGACGAAAACGTACAGCTCAACATCGCCCGCATTTGTCTCGGCATGATCGGGTCGACCAAAATCGACATGTACGACGACAAGGGCAACTACCCGTACAAGCAGTTCGCGGACCTGGCAGAGTACGAACTCGACGCTCTTGGACGCGCACAAGTGCAGTCGTCAGCGCAACAAGACAATCCCGCCGTAGGCCAGCACGACCGCACGAAAAGCGGCAACGTCAACGGTCCAAAAAAGACACCCAAACTCTTCAATCCAGAGTGCCCAGGTCAGTACGGCAAAGGGGGCTTCTGATGTCGTCGGCGATCGTCACACTCGACACGCTTGAGATGGATTGGTGGCTGCACGAACTTGGCGTCGCGCCGTCCAAAATGGGACCGACAATGGCCGTCGTTGCAGAGACGCTGGTCTCCGCCGTCGACGACAACCTTGAGACGTCGGGCCACGGAACGTTTCCACCGCTCGCAGCATCCACGCTTCGTCAAAAAGCGCGGAAGGGTTGGAGTTCCAAACCGTTGTTTGCGACGGGGGCGATGGCCGCCGCAAATGCCGCAGAAAGCGGTGACGACTACGCGGAGGTGACGAACTCGCGCTCGTACACGATTTTTCACGTCGCCGATGGGCCACGAAAGCATTTGCCGAAGCGTGACTTTTTTGAACTTCAGCAAGAGACGTACGAAGAGTGCACCGAGATTGTGGTGCGCGGACTTTTGCAACAGTTGGGGTGATTCATGGCACGTGAAATTCCGCAGGGATCACTCTTCGTCGACGAGTGGATCAAGCGTTGCCTGTTGGCGGTATGCGCGCCCGTCAGCGGCACTCGAGCGATCGGCAAAGCGTTAGTCAAGACAATCGGGTCGGATGTTGAACTGCGCGGCGGTAGCCACGCGGTCCGCGTTGTCGACGAAGGCAACAACAAGTACAGCGTCGACTTCACACGCGTCTACAAGGTTTCACCCGCCCAACCCGATAGCCACCTCGTCTACCGGTGCGATCTGGCGGATGTGACCGCGACAAACGCAGGCGTCGAAGTTTCGATGCTCGCGGTAGGCGGAGGCGCGGGGCATCACTTGCCCGTTGGCTCAAAGCTTATGTGGTGGCCACCGATTGCGGGAATGGAGCCGATCTTCGAGGTGACCGAGGCAATCGAGGGAGCAACAAGCGCGACACTGACGAGTTCGCTCAAACAAATCGTTTCGTTTGACGAACTTGGCATTTCGCGGTCCGACATGGGCGCGCAAGCATGGAAGGGAAAGCTCACCGAGCAAGGCCCGTCTGGCGTACTCACGTGGCGACGCTCAACATCGGTCCCGCACGCGAAAAACGTCGATTTGAACACGGAGTATTTCCAGATCTACGTGTTCAACAGCAACCTTCGATCCAACGATATGCGCCGCACGGATAGCTTGGCCGCGCTTGGTCATCTGCGTGCACTGCTTACGGATCGTTCGTCTGTCGACGGGTTTGACTTTTCCAACCCAAAAATCAGGGTGTCAGGCCGAGGGTTCGTCACGGCGGACGATACGACGTATGTGCACGTGATCGACTTCGCCGTGTCGCATTCAGTGACGCGCATCGAGGCCCGCGTGTTCGCCGATTGGCTCATCACACAACAGACCTTCCTAACAGCCCTGTCCGCACAGTATCCTACGCTCGCGGAAGCGATCCGCTTCCCCGACGTCAGCTACAACATGGTTTAGGGTTCAAATGGACAAACAGAACGCAAGCGACACGTTCGCCTTGTTCGTGAAGGCCGTGGAGGGCGCCATGGTGCGTCGCTACGGAACGAAAACGAGCATCGGCGTTACCGCTGACGGCAAGGGGACCGTCAAATGGGACACGGAGACGATTCACGCTTTGACGCGCGACGAGGTGAACCAGCACGGCCACCTGTACCTACGTGAGATCAAAGAAAAGGCGCTCGTCGCGTGCACTCGAGAGCAGTGGGAGGCCCAGCGCGCAAAGCGCAAGGCCGAGGCGAAAGAAGCGGCTGAAAAAGCCGCCGCAAATGCACCGTCGGCAACGGCGGAGAAGGGCGGCTGACCATGGCTGATGGGGTTATCGCGGACGATATTCTCGTCCCTGGCGTCGGGATTCGGATCGACTTCGTCACGAGCGAAGCGACCACGGTTGGACAGAAACGGCGCATCTGCATCATTGCGGTGAAGACGTCGTCGGGCACCGCAACAGCAAACGCCGTCAACCTGCGCGTGCTCGGGCATGAAGCCGTCGCAACGCTCGGTGGCAATGGCTCGCTTGGGCATCTTTGCGCGAAAGCGATTTTCAAAGAGCACCCCACGGCACGCGTGGATTTCATTGCAGTTGCCGCTCCGGCGGGCGTTGCTGCTTCGCAAACGGTGACGTTCGACGACACGACGCCGGTCACGGTCACGAAGACCGTCGAGCTCGACGTGATGGGACGGACGTTTTCGCTCGACTGGTTGCCCGGTGAAACGGACACGGCGTTTGCCACGCGCTACGTCGACGTTATCAACGGCGCAGACGGCGATTTGTTCGTGTCGGCTGCGAACGGCGGCGGCACGCTGGCGGTGATGACGATTTCGGCAAAGCACACGGGCACCGTCGGAAACGACGTTTTGCTCGCGGTGCGCGAAATTGGCGGCACGGGCGGCGCGGTTACGTTGGGTGGTGCTGCACTCGCAAGCGGCACCGGCACGATGGATGCGACCTCGGCGCTAGCGGCAATCGCAACTACGCAATACGACTTGATTGTCGAATGCGGAGGCAATGCAGACGCGATTTCGTCAAGCTCCACGGGCCTTGTCGCGAAACTGAAGACGCACATGCAAAACCATATTTCGGGGTTTGGCGCGCTGCTTCAACAGGCGATCGTCGGCGTGACGGCCTCGCTCAGTTCGGCAAAGGTCGGACCGGCGACCCACAACTACGAGCTGTTTGAATACGTGTTTTCGCGTAGCGGCCAGTCGTTGCCGTGCGAATGGGCAGGAGCGGAAGCCGGCGCAAGGTCGCGCGAAGAGCAAATCGATCCGAACGTCAACCGTAGCAACCGCACCGACATGCCGTATTTGGCGACGCTGTACGGACCGGCAGATTTGACCACGGGCCGATTGACCGTGACGGAGGAGCAGGACGCACTCGTCAGCGGTTTGTCGCCGATGCGCTATCTGGATTCGGGCGTGCCGTTCATTTCGATCCCGCGGACTACCTATTGGCAGGACGCGTTCAGCAACGAGGATCGGCGATTGATCTACGTCAGCCAAGTGACGACGTTGATTGAAATGGGCAAGGATCTTCGCGCGTTTCTTCCGGCGCGATACCCGGGCGCAAAAATTACGCCGGACCAATCGCAAGGCGACGACGACGCACCGGCAAACGTGGTTGAAGTCGGCGACGTCCGGGCCGCAGTCGTGGACCGAATCAAAAACGTTTACGTGGCCAGGGGATGGGTGGTCAAAAGCGAGGTCGACAAGACGCTCGCCGACGGCACGATGTCCTTTGAACTCGATTCTGGAAACGAATCGAAGGTCAACATCGTTTTGCCGTTCAAGCCGATTCCCCCGTTGACACAGTTTGATCTCATTCTGAAAGGGGTGAGCTGAAATGGCGGAGTATACGTTCTCACGCGCCGACGTAGAGGTCGGCGGTGGCAAAACCAAGCTGATGACGAAGCTGTCGTTCAAGGTCGACAACGGCGCCCAATTCGAGGCCACGTTCGGCGGCGGCGGCATTTCGTTTGGCCCCGTCAAGTGTGACGGGTCGTTTGATCTGAAGATTGCTGCCGATATTCCTTCAAACGCACCGGAGCGCAAATGGCTGCGCAACGTGTTCAACAAGGAAAAGGTGTCGGCAGTCTTTAAGGTCCCGTCCTTTGGACGCGTCGTGTTCACGGGTGCGTTCAGCTCGATGGATATCAACAGCGCGGTGGAAGGTGCTGTTGAGGGATCGATGAATTTCGTCGGCACGGCAAAGCTTGTCGAGGCAAACTGAGAAAGCAGCAGAGGACGACCATGCCCCAAGTACCCGCATTCGTCGAAGAATGGATCAAAGGCAAAACGCGTGAAGACTTCACGCTCACGGAGCACTGCAAAGGCCGATTGCTTTGGCCGGTCAAAATCAATCGATTGCGTAAAACCGGCAAGTTTGACGAAGAGCCTGCGTTCTTGCAGGTACTGGACCCGCTCGACGTGATGGAAGCAACGCGCGAGGCAATGCGCGTTTTCAAAGAGCAAGGATTCGACAAGGACGACGAGCGGGCTGCGGCGATTTGGACTGAGCTGGAGATGTTTGCCCGCATGTCGATCGCATTGCGCAGCACGCAAAAAGACGCCGACGGCATTTACCCAAACATGCACAGTTTGGACATGCTGATTGACGTGAAAGAAACCGGTATTTCACGTTCCGAAGTCGAAAGCCTGAGCAAGCGTCTCGATATTGTGACGAAGCTTCAAGACCCACGACTTGAGGACATTGATCGCGCCACGGTGGTACGTGTAGCGGTTGGAATTGCAGAAACGGGGAACATCAGCCCTTTAGTTGCTATCGCGGGGTCCGAAATGGATACCTGCGTCGTCGGTATGGCGTCGATCCTGACCGAATGCCTGCAACATCAACTATCTGCGCAATCGCCACCGAACTCCAGCAAGGGACGCTCACGCTCACAGAAGTCGAGCACATCCTCGACGGCAAAGCATACCTCTGTTCCCGACGCGTCGACCAATGACGCGCTTGCGTCAAACGACGCCCCTTCGTGATATGGTGCGCACATGGCCGATAAAGTCGTCACCGTAAAAATTAAACTCAACAAATCTGACTTTATCGCCAACGCAAAGGCGATTGAAAACGCCACGGGCTCGACGTGGAAACGTATCGCTGATCAGTCGTCCATCATTGGTAAGCGCATCAAAGAATGGGCGAAAAACGCGTCTGAAGCAATGAAAGCATTTTTCGCGACGGACGAGGTCGGCCGTGGTCCGTTTATGAAAATGCTGGCAGCTTTGCAAAATGCGCGTGCCGCAGGCGTTAGCATGCTCAAAAAAAACGCGTCGATTATCAAATCGATGTTTTCGGCGGACGAAATTGGACGAACGCCGTTTATGCGTATGCGGGACGCGGCGAACAAGATCAAGACCGCGTCCATTGCGACATTGAAGAAAAACGCCGCCTCGATGAAGCAGGCATTTGAGCCGGACGAGGTTGGCCGCGGTCCTTTTCTTCGGATGTTGAGCGACTTGCACAACCTTGAATCAAAGTCGGTGGCGACGTTTAGACGAATCGGCGCAGCGGCGAAAAGCGCGTATGGGACGGGCAGCAAGGGTATTGGTACGGCGGGCAGTTGGCTCGACCGGAAGATGTACGGCTCGGTGCAGATGGGCGCCGACGGAAAGTACGGGGCGAAGGGCGGTTGGCTCTCCGGGCTTGCAAACCTGTCGCCGACCGGCCACGGCAGCGGCGGGGCAATGGCTCTTGCGGGTGTATTCGCCGCAAAGGGGATCGTGGAAAGCGTCTACGCAAAGGGCGCGGGCATTGTCGAAGACGCAAATCAGGTTTCGCAAGCGGCAGCGCAATTGTCCGTCAACGCTCGTGGCGCCGGCAAAGAGTATATCGATCCAAAGGTGCTCGAGTCCGAGGCATACGCCATTACGCAACAAGTAAAGGGAACGTCGGCGCAAGAGGTCATCGCCGCCATGGCGCAATTTACCAGCTTGACCGGCGATTTGAAGACGGCGCGTGCATCGATGGGGACGTTTGCGACGGTGGCCAGTGCGACGGGCGCAAGCTTGACCGACGTTGCCGCATCGACGGCAGCCATTTCGCAACAATTCAAGATTACCGATCCAGCGCAGATTAAAGAGGTGCTGTCTGCGCTCACGTACCAAGGCAAAGCTGGCGCCATTGAATTGTCCGATCTCGCTACCGGCCTTCAGACGCTTGCCGCAGGCGGCGCCTCATTCGGTCTTTCTGGCGTGCAAGGCGTCAAAACGCTTGGCGGCATTACGCAGATCGCGAAACAGGGCAGCGGTTCAGCGGCGGAAACGTTTACCGCGGTACAGGGTATTTTCCGCGAACTTGCAGCTAAAACGTCGCAATTGGAAAAGCAGAAAGTCAAAGTCTACGAGGGGAAAGGCGCAAACAAAAAGACGCGCGACCCCACGGACATCATCATCGACGCAATCAGCAAAATCGGTGGCAATGACGTCGCCAAAAAGGCGACCGGGCTACAATCAATTTTCAATGACAGCCTTAAAGGCTTGAAGCCATTGCTAAGCCTGTACAATGACACCGTGCGAAATACCGAAGGCAGCGACAAGGAAAAAACCGCTGCGGGCGTTGCGGCACTTCGGAAAGCATTGGATAGCGCAATCAACGCGGAGGGCGGCTGGGAAGATGTCATCAAAGACTCTGCGCAAATGCAAAAAACGTCCGCGTCTCAAATGGAGGCGGCAAGCGAATCGCTAAAGGGGAAAATCTCCGAAAACGTGGCGCCAAAATTGACGGAGTTTGCAACGCAATTGGCCACGTCCACGGACGCAATTGATTTCTTTGTGTTCGCAATGGAGGCCATTGCCGACACCGTCGAAGGATTCGGCAAAGCACTCAAGGCGCTCGGCATCATCAAAGAACATCGAAAGACGTCGTACGAACTGCGCGACGAACACAAGGCAAAGAAAGAAAAGCTGCAATCCGAGCTGAAAGGCATGCAGATGACGCCCGAGCAAATCGCGATTGCGCAGACGGTGGATCCGCAAGGTCTCGAAGAAAAGCGTAAAAAGGCCAAAGAACTGGAGGTTCAAATCGCCGGCGAAGCTGCGCAGGAAAAATACTACAATGACTTCGCCAACAAGGGCGGGTTTGCCTGGGACAACGATCCGGATAATATGCCCGTAACCAAGACGAATTCTCGCGCGCTGAAAGACAAATTTCGCGAGCAGCGCGAGGCTGCCGCCGCCGCTCCGCCGGTGGCTCCGACCGCGGCAGAGCAAAAACAAACGGCGGACTTGGCGAAAGGGCGGCAGATGTATTTGCAAGGCGCTGCGCCACCACAAGCCGCACCAGCGGCGAAGTCAGGCCCGCTCACGATTGGTAATACCGTCGCTGTTCGAGTCGTTGCCGACGACACGACTCGAGGCACCATTCCCGCCCCAACACCCGGCAACGTGCCGCGGCTTTGATAAGGTGACCGCATGTCGAAGTGGGAAGACGGGCCCAGGGCATCGTTTGAAATCGACGGCGAAAGCGACCGGGTGACGTTCGTTCTGTCGGCGATTGCGGAAAACGGCGGCAACCGAATCGCGAAGCGCGAGCGCGTCTACCGAGACGGCGAACGCCTCGACGGGATGGGAACGAAAGGCGACGTCTTTGGTACACGCTCGACGTTCTTCAACGGCATCGACGAGAAGGGTGTCACGTCAAACCAATACGATGACGTCCTCACGCCGCTCGTGGACTTGCTGAAACGGTCGGTCACGACCACCGGCACGCTGCGCTTGCCAACAAAAAAACCGCAACGGGTCAAAGCGGAAACGTGGAGCATCAACGAGGAGGCTGGTCGCAAAGATTACGCGCACATCGACATCACGTGGGCAACAGACACGGAAGAAGTCGAGCTTGAGTCGACGTTTGGCCAGCCGAACGCACGCGTTGGCGCCATCGCAATCGCAGACGACATCGCCGCGCAGATTGAGTTCATGGGCGTGACGAGCGAGGACATTGCCGAACTCAAATCGATTGCCGCGAAGCTTGAAGAACTTGCGCAGCGGTCCAACGAACGCGGCGACGACTTGCTACAAGCAGCGGCGGACGCACAGGAATGCGTGGACAACATCGAATCCGACTTCTTGCCGTCGTCGAACGAGCTGAATGACGACGAGTTTGTCGTCGGCGAGACGGCTGATTCGCTGTTTGGACTTCCAATCGCACACAGCACGCTCGTGTCGTTGCAGCAATTCAGGGAGATGGCGGCAAGCGCAGCGGCTAACGTGCCCGGACGAAACGTGCCACAGCCGAAGCTGTACAATCGCGCGCTGAGTTTGTTCGACATCGCGCTGGAAAACGATGTCGACATCGAAACGCTCGTCGACTTGAACCCATCGCTACTGGATCCTGGGTTCATCCCGCCAAACACACCGATCATGTTGCCTGGTGTGTCCTGATGCGGCCGAAGGAATTTGTTTCGATCTTGTCGAGGCGCGGGGAGTGCAAGCTGTACTCGAGCGTCGAACTGATCGTGGACATGCATGGCCCCGCGACCATCACACTGCAAGTTGGCGATGACGGCTCGTGGCGCGACCTGTCGAAAATTTTCTACCCGGGCGAACCGTGCAAACTGTACTGCGCGCAGCGGCTTCTGTTCACGGGGCGATTTGAAACGAACAAGGTCACAACGACCGCGTCGAATGGCGCGCTTGCGCATCTTGTCGCGCGCACGAAACTCGCCGATGCGCGGTACACGACCGCAAATACAGATGTGAAGGTGACAGACGTAACGATTAAACAGTTCGTCTTGGCCATCTTTGCGCCGCTCGGGTTCACGGAAGCGGACTTCGTGTTTGACGCGACAGCAGATCGAAATCTTGTGACGGGTGTTCGTGGTCGCGATGTCGCGCCCGTCGACTTGGAACCGATGCAAGAGGCGAAAGCGAAGGTGCAGCCTGGCCAAACTATCTACGATGAGGCAACGCGCCACTTGAAGCGCTATCACCTCGCAATGTGGGACGGTGCGGATGGCAAGATAATCGTTGGAGCACCAAACGATAAGCAGCCCCCGATCTTCACCTTGCGAGGGAAGCGCGGTGGACGTTCATCGAACAACGTCTCCGGCGCGGACCGAACGCGCGACTGGGCAGAGGTCGCGCAGCGCGTCGAGATTGTCGGCAAGTCGAGCAATGACAGCGCCGACCAAAAGCCGATCAAGGGGGTTGCGACAGATGACGATGTGACTGCTGTCTTCAACAAGACGGGCCACTTCTCGCGGGTGTTGTCGCTTCCGATGGACGGTCCGAAAACGCAAGAAAAAGCGCAAGCGCAAGCCGTGCGCGAACTGTCGAGTCGACGCAAAGAAAAGGACGGATGGTCAATACCGCTCGACTCTTGGTGCTTTTGGGATGGCAAGAAATTGATTCCGTGGGCGCTCAACACGACGGTCGACATCGACGTCGATTCGATTGGCTCGGAAGGCGCGGGGCGATACTTGATTCACAAGATCACGCGCAGCCTTGACGTGAACGCGGGGCCGACGGCTTCGCTTGAAGTCGCAGCCCCGGGAATTTTGGAGTTCTGATGAGCGACGTCTTCAACAAGGTCTTTCGACGCGTGACAGTGACGAGCACATCGCTCGGACCGTCGAACGAAATCAACGCGAGTGTCGAAGGTTTGGACGGCGAAACCGACGACGGATTGCTTTACGGAACGCTCGGCATTCTTGCGAATCCGAAACCTCAAGACGCGGACGGCGCGGCAACTGGAATTGCAGCGGTTGGCCAAGACGAACTCAGCACGATGGCGACGTTTGATCGGCGACTTGCCGTTGCGCGCGGGCCATTGCCAACCGGAACGATTTCGTTGCCGGGATACGAAGGCCAGCACGTGACGACACACGCGGGTGCCGTGCCTGGACAAGCAAAGATCACGATCGAAGTGGGCGGTGCGAAAGCGGTGTTCACGAGTGGCACGCCTGCGGGAACGGTCGATGTGACAGGCGCGGGAACGGCAGAAAACGTTGCGCTTTTTGCGGCGACGCAAAACTTCGTCACGGAGATCTTAGGGTTTGTCGAGTTGCTCTGCGTGGGAAAACTGGACGCGGTGCCGACGCCAGTGCCGCCCGTGCTCGGCACGCTGATTGCGGCGTCCGTGATTCCCGGACCTGTACAGGCGTTGCTTACGACGGCAATTGCAACGTCATACGCGCAAGTCACGGCCGCTGCGTTGGCGGCAACTAATCCAGCGGTGGCGTCTTCGTCGGTCCTTCGAGCGTCACCGACATGAGTAGTGATATCGTCCACCGCATGCCGCCTCCTCCGCTCATGCCGCTCCAACCCGCGGGTGCAACGCCAGCCTCGAGCTGGGAACCATTTTATGTAGCCAGGCCGCCGCAGCCCGTTGTTTTGGTGCCGAAGCTTGACCCGACAAACGGGGAACAAATCTCGCTCGTGGAAGGCGACGACCCGACCTATCAAGCAATCGCTACCGAGTTTCGCACGCTGCTTGGTAGCGGGTTGGCAGTCCAAACGATCGGCCACAAGCTCAACAAGATCCTCAAGAATGACGAGAGCGCACCGTTTGAGATTCGGTTTGAGGTTGATCGGATCTTGGCGCCGTATCTTTCAAAGCGACTGATTCGTGTGGACGCGTTGAAGATTGACGCGGGCCCTGAATTCAAAAGCCGCGCAAGCATCATGCTCGTGTATACGATTCTCAAAACCGGCGAGCAGAGGGTGATGAAGGTGGAGGTTGTGCAGTGACGATTGCGCCCGCGGAAATCTTCTTTCCAATCAGCGCCCGCGGCGAGATGCGCGAGCTGTATCTCACGCTTGCGCGCACCGGACTGCGTAAGCTGATCAATCCCGACACGAAGCAGCCGTTTACAGACTCGGAAATCGCGCTTGCGACGAACGAAAAAAGCGACGTGTATCGCCGAGCGGAAGCGCTCGATGGCGTGCTGTTCGTGATGCAGCAGCGCGGGCTGTACTTGTCGGAGCAGTGGGATCCGCGTCGCGCGAACACGCAGATGCTCGAAAAGGTGCACGGGTATCTTTGGGACGAGAAGTACCTCGAGGCATCCGGTGGATCGGGACCGATCGTGGACGGATGCAACCCACTGACAACCGTTATTGGAAGCACAACGCTCGGTGATCCAGCGGCGGCAAAGCTCACCGACCCCGCGCAGCGCACCTATCAAGTGCTATTCACGGTGCAGGCAGGCCCAAGCGATACGACGATCGAACTGTCCGTCGTCGCGCTTGACGGCGGGGACGAGACGAACCTGACGAGCGGAACAAAACTGCAATGGGTGAACAAGCCCCTTGGACTGGTTGGCAACCCTTCCGTCACCGCAGATTTTACCGGCGGGTTCGCACGCGAAACGGACCGTCAATTCGCAGAGCGTTTGCTGCGCAAAATGCGCCACAAGCAAGGCGCCGGAAACAACGCGCAGCAGCGAGCGTGGGCCGAGCAATCGGCCCGTAATGCCGTGGCAAGCGCGTTCGTTTACGCCTGTGCTCGGAACGCCGGAAGTTTGCACGTTGCTGTCATTCAGCGCCGCGGGACGGTGCAGGGGCCGACTGGCGGGGCTCCATCCGTGGGCACATTGGCGGCTGTCACGGAGTACGTGGTGCCGCCGGGTTCGCCAGTGCAGCCGGCACACGTGCATGCCGTGGTGACGGGTTGGACGGCCGTCCCGACCGACATGGTGATCGCGTTGTCGATGCCTGTCGGGATCGACGCAGGGTGGGCAGACCTCCAGCCGTTCCCCGGGACATCCGGCGGGAGCGCGGCGACCATCACCGCGATCAACGTCGGCGCGAACCCGTTAGCGATCGCCATTCAGGCAAACATGACCCTGCCGTCCGGCGTCACGCAGCCGCAAATGATGGTTTGGAACGCGACTACATCCCGGTGGGTGAAGCTGAACGTTGCGTCGATTGCGCACGTCGCGGGCACGACGTACAACGTGATTTTGTCGTCGCTGCCAACTGGGTTGGCGTTGGCTGTCGGGCTGGTGATCAGCCCATACACGGAACGCGCGGAACCCATTGCGAACGCGATCGAGACATATTTTGATTCGCTCGGTCCGGGGGAAATCATCGACGTGTCAACGAATTCGGCCGACCCGCGTCGCCCGCGGGCCGCACGCTTTCCAAAGGTTTACGAAGAGTACCCGATGCGCGCGGGGGCGGACGTGCTCGAATACATCAAAGACGCGTTTGGAAGCGGCATCAGCGACCGAGATCTCGTGTCGAATTCGGTTTCATTGCCGCCGCTCCCAACCGACCCAAACAACGGCCCGAACCGAATCGTTGCGGGCAAAATCGCAATTTACGCTCTGTAGGAGGTTTTATGGCAGGCGCACCCGGAACCCCGTCTTTGCTTGGATACGGCCCCGAAGAACTTGTCGACGAAGGGGCTTCGTTGAATCCACAGTCCGAGCTCGGGGCGACGCAACTGATGCTTTGGAAATGGCAATTGGCAGGCGCCGGGATCACGTGCTCGAAAGCGTACGCCCTGGTCGCGGCAAACGGCGACTTGCTCGCCGCCGGCGCCATGTGGAATCCGAAGGGCACACCCGCGCTTCATCCGACCGCAACCCGGACGGCGCTTGGCGTTTACGAAGTCGAATGGGCGACGCAGTACGCCGACGAAACCGGCACGCTCCAGGACGTCACGATCATGGCGACGAAGGTGTCACCACAGGGCGGCGTTTTTCACGGATGGAAGTCCGAAATTGCAGGCACGAAGGTGACCGTGACAATCGTTGAAGGCGTCTCCGGAGCCGAAGAGGATGGGCGCTTCCTGCTTGAGGTGATCTGATGTCGCTTGGCTGGAAAAACCCGCTCCCGTTCAAAATCGGTGGGAAGCCGACGATGACGGCGACGGTGCACAAGGCGCTGCGGCAAGCTCTGGGAAAGTCGTTTGGAATTGCGAACGAACTTGCCATCGGACCCGCCGAAGGTTTGCGCGACTTGTTCACGAAATGCGATGCGCGCGTGTTTTCGGCGGCGTTGTCGAAGTGGGAGCACGCGATCTGGCAGGCGTTTCCGCACACGGCTACGTCGTTCCTTCGGCTCTGGGAAGACATGCTGCTCGTGTCGCCGGTCGGAAGCGAGGCGGAGCGCAGAGAAACGGTTGCGCTCAAGTACACTCGAGAGATTGACGCGTCGGTGCCAGGGCTACGACGCGAATTGAAGCGCCTCGACGAAGGGTTTGACGTCGAGACCGTGCCGTACGAACTGACGGCAACAACGGTGCACGGAAAAGCGTTTGGCCCTCTCCCCGGGGCGTCGGGCGAGCCATACGGCTTGGGGCTTTGGTCGGCTCGCGAGTCAACGGCGTTTCCAAATTTCAGCGACGAGTACATCATCCGCGTGCGGTACACCGGGACGCTCACGAATGTGCTCGCGGCCAAAGCCGCGGACATTTTGGAAGACGTGTTGCCGTCGTGGTGCGATTTTGAGATTTACACGCTGTCCGATGGACCGGACGGCGAGGGTTTTTACTGCGACGGCGGCCCGAATGGAGATTCGCGCCTTGACCAGACAGCGATGACGTGAGGGACGAGAACAATGTCGAATTGGCCGCTATATTTCGCATCAGGCGTCGGATTCAATGGGTTTTTGCCTAGCGCGTTCGTTGATTCGGTCGATGAATTTCTAACGAAGGTCCCCAACTGGATGGACGGGTCGGACCACACAGCCTCCGGGCAGGTGAAACTGCGCGGGGCGGGCCTACGCGTTTACGACAATTTCCAGGCGGACGACGCGACGATCACGATTACGAGCGGAAAGTCACTTGCCGCGGTGTCAGGCTCGACGTTTGTTGTCGGCGGGACGTTTACCGTTGGCACATCCGCAGTCATGGTCGTGAACACGCAAGGAACGTTCACGCAGGCCAACTCAAACACGCCCGCGATCGTCGCGACCGGAAACGGCACGGCCGAGGGGGCAACAATCACTGGCGGACCAACGGGACGCGGGGCGACGCTTCAGGCGGGTGGTGGCAACACAGTTGGCGCCAGGTGCATTGGGGCAGGGATTGGCGTCGGCGTTTCAGGAACCGGCGGGGCAGCCGGAGCTGGAGGCGAATTCGTTGCCGGCGGCGGAAACACGGCGGGGGTCCTGTGTTTGGGCACTGGCTCCGGCGCCGGAGCCTCGCTTACCGGCGGCACCACGGGCGTGGGCGTTATTGCGACGCCTGGTACAGCGAGCACGGCGCCCGTACCACAGTGCGCCGGTCAATTTGCAGGATTCATTGAAATCACCGCGGTTGACCCTGCGGCGGGGGTGGTGCCGCCGGCGGGCAAACATGTGATCTACGGGCTGAGCGTCTGCAAAGCGTATTGCTCGGTCGATGTCGTGACAGGCGGGCCGATCGTCAAAAACGACGAGCACAACATTTTTAGCGTCACCGAGATCGCGCTGGGCAATTACCAGGTGACATTCTTGCAGGTGATGGCAAGTGCCGACTACACCGTTACCCTTTCGACGAACTTTGCCGGTCGTGGCGCGAGCTGGAACAGCAAAACAGCAAGCGGGTTTCGTTTTACCGTCTACGACACGGCGCCGGTGGCCGCCACCGGCGCCGCTACTACGGTGGATTTCCAGGTGTTTGGTCGGCGCTGACGATTCGCGAGCACCGAAGGACGCCGGCGCTGTCTGCGCAGCACGAGTGACAGGTCCCGACGCCGCCGCCTGTGTCGCATGGTGCGCCATATGTTTCACAGGGCGGCCCGTACGCAAGACAGGTGTTGACGTCGCAATTGGTGCAGATCTGCACCACTCCGCCGTAGGGCTCGACGGCTGGGAGGCGGTAGCGAGTCATCGACGTGATTTCGCACGCGGCACCGTCAATGGTCGCGTCGGCGCCGACGTACTGGCGAGACGGCTCGTCGGAGCATCCCGCGAAGAAAAGCGCGAGGAGCGGCAATGTTGTGTTCATGCGACTCACCCAGGCGGAAGAAGGGACGCGTTGCCCGTGGCCGAAATGCCGATCCACGCAGTTCCGTCAAATTCAAGGATCACCGTGCCGTAAACCTCGCCAAATTGACCACACGACCCAAGCGTCGCAAGCGCCGAAGATCCGTTCCAATTCGGGGGATCGCTGAGCCATAGAAACGGCTCTTCCTGCGGTCCGCATTCGCGGCGTACAACGACGACAGCGTGTTCATCCGGATGACCAAGCGTCCAGACCACAGGAGCGGCATCAGCTTCGCCAATAAGCGGCGGAACGATCCAGTGATCCGCGTCGCCAAGTTTGACGTTGGCGGAATGGTCCGGACCGACCAGTTCGCGGACTGCGTGGTCGTCGGTCGTTGTTTTCGTCGACGCGTCGACGTTTACGGTCAGGCAGCCGGTAGGCATGATTGCAAAAACCAGCGCGGACATCGTTGCGTATGCACGCACACGAGTGTAGCGTTTCATCTGTTGTCCTCTTCGTTTCCAAGGGGCAGCAAAGGCACGCTGGAAGAGTGCGCTTCCAGCGTGCCTGTTTCATAACCGATTTGGGGAAACGCAACATCATAATCAAGTCAGG